GTGGCCGTCACATCCGTGGTTGGCGCGGAGTCTACTTCCGCTAGGGCTTGGACTTCTTCAGTCATGTTTTCTGAATCCTAAGATTCCTCGGTCTACTGGGCCGATACAGTTTTTTCAATTATGCAACAGTTTTTTTACTTGGTCTACTACAAAGTCAAACTAGCATCAAAAGTATGGCTAGGCTAGTTGTTCTTCAGTTGGACGGCTGTAAATTGGGTGGCTCCATTCTTTAATGTAATCACCATTTCCATCACTGTCGTTTTGTAAGGTAATTGTGTCTTGAAAGTCAGCATTTGTGACTTCAGGATAAAGTGCTTTAATTTTTTCGTATAGTGTCATTTTATGCGCTCCTTATCATTGCGCCAGTAAACCACCGCGTGTTTGCGCCGCCATTTGTGTTAATTGCACCGCCAGAATCTTGATAGCAATACACTTCAACATAATCGGTAGAACCGTTAAGATAAGCAATTGAAGAAACGCTTATGTTGCATCCATTAGTTGCGTTCAACGACATACCAACGCCTCTTTTGTACAGTGACCCATTTTTATATAGATGGATTTGAACTACTCCAGTTGCCGATGTTCCCCATGAAATACAAGAGTTAACTTGATAATAGCCAGCAACTGTTGGTGTAAAACGATATGCTGATGTGTCAAAGTTATTGTTTGTATCAAATTCTTCGGTATCAAAAATAAGTTTTACTAACGTAGTATTGCTTATTGATTGCGCTGAAGCACCATAAGCACTAAAAGCGGGGGCGGCAGTAGCGCCCACAACAACTCCATTTGTAAACGTCTGTGCGCCTGTAAAAGTTTGTGCCGCATCAGTACGCGCCGCCGTAAAGTTGGCATTGGGCACAGTCATCACGCGAGTAGAAGCAGCGACGGGGCCAGTAACTTGCAAAATACCAGTAGTAGCATTTGCGCGAATGTTTTGAACAGTCAAATCATTAACCGCAACTTTGACTGTTGTACTTGATTGAACAATTGGCAGGACTTCAGTTCCTGCTAGGGGGGTTGTTGCACTTGTTAGCGCACTAATCTTTTTGTCGGCCATGTTTAACTCCAGTTAACCTGCGGCAAGCACTTGTACTTGCACGTTTAATGAATCACCAATTCGGTTTTCAATGTAAATTTTTCCGTCATCCGCTGCGGAAACAGTTAGTTTTCCAACAGTTCCCGTTGTTCCAGTTAAAACGCCAGTTGTTACATCAATGTTTGCTTGTGATGCAATGGAAGCCGCTTGTGGCGCTATTGCAGTAGGATAAACAGAAATTACGCCACAATTTCCAGTTGTTCCAGTTCCCGACACAATAATGACTGCACCACTTGTTGCAAGTGTAAATGACTCAACGCTGTTATCAACTAAAAAATAGCCATAGCTATTTTGCGCTACAGTTTTTAGTTGTGTAAATTCCGCTTCACCAAAAACAGGCGCTGATGTATTGCCTTGAACATTACCCCCCAACATAATCCCAGCAAAAGTTGCATTTGATGTGTTAATCAGTTGTTCACCAGCAGTGAAATTTCCCTGTACTGACAAGCCAACAGCATTTCTTGCATCAATGTCAAAGTAAGTAGGGTCTGTTCGTTGTGGTATTGTTGGATTAAAATAATTTCCCGCAATCATCATTCCGTAAGCAGAGATTGGGCCGCTGCAATACACATTGATGTTGCAAAGATCGCCAGTCAAACAGTTATTTTCAAAGTGGTTGCCTGAAATAACACCACCATAACCACCATCAATTTGAATTGGGCTGTATTCAAGCGCCTCAAATGTGTTGTTGGCGCAGACAAAACTAGGGCAACCAAGTCCCATGTAAATGCCAGTATCACCAGCAAAGAACCAGTTTTCTAAAAATTTAACAGTTGTTGGCCCATTTGTTCCTACAAAACTGCTAAACCATGCGCCTTTCCAACTCAACATATTGCAGTTTTGGAAAAGATACAAAAAGATTTGGCTTGTTGAAACCAAACATTTTATTTTTTGGAACGTGCAACTGATAAATCGCATGTTGATAAACACATCATCCAAAACATAAGCATTCGCAAGTGTGTTTAAACTTGCTTCAAAGGTCACATTTTCAAATTGAATGTTTTTTGCTGGTGGGTTTGACGGTGTACCAACTAGCGTAGTGCTAAACATATTGATTTCGGAATTAACATAAATTCCTGCGCCAGCTCCTTGGCCTTGAATCAAGAAAAATCCATTGATGTCATAGATAGCACCAGTAGGCATATCAATGTTCAAAGATGATGTGATCCGATACTTGCCAGTTAGAACAAGTGGTTTAGGCGGTGCTGAACCTGGTGTGCCAATACAAAAGTCGATTGCCGCCTGTACAGCCGCAGTGTCATCAGTTATGCCATCGCCCACAGCGCCAAAATCCGCTGCATTAACTGGAGCGCCAGCAATCATTGAATAAGATACTTTAGTTAATGACATATCTGGTCTTAGTAGTAATTAAATTCAATGATTGAAGTGACTGGCGGTGCTTGCGAAAACGTAAGGTTAGTGCCAGAAACCGTATAAGTGTTTTTGTTTTGATACACGCCGTTAATGTAAGCATTAACCGTATTGGTGGTTGCTGGCGTACCGCCCAAAGCATAAATTACTTGAGCGCCCGTGCCAGTACCATACGTTACTTGCAAATTTGTTGAACTAAAAATGCCAGAAATGTTGTCATAGGTGGCAATTAAGACATCACTAGAATCTTTAAGCACAAACTTGTAGGCAGTACCGTTAGCTAGCCAAACTTCACCACTGCTAGGCACACGCCCAGCAGAATCCAATACGATGGGGTTAGGGTGCGCAACATTACCCACAGAAGTGGTGTAAGTAGTTGCTGGCGTTGTAGTACCAGCCAAGTATGTGTATAGCTTACCGCCAGTTAAAACTGAGCCGGTATTGGTGAAGAATTGAGCAGCAACACCAGCAGCAGGGGAAAGAAGAACCGTTGCCATTTAGGTCACTCCAAAAGAATTTGCCCACCGTCCTCTTGGACGAGATTATCACCGTTTTCGCAAAGCAAATTGCCTACTGACGAGCCACTGTCGCGTGTGCCTGAAAACAGCGTGACAATGCCGGCTAGGCCAATGGCCACCGAATTGCGAAGGGCGACACCAAAACTCATTGCTTATTGATCGGTTTGCAGTACGCAGTGCCGTCTGTGCTACCAATTCGCAGCACACTGACACGCCAAGGGGAGCCATTTAAACTGAGTTGCAGATTAAAAGGGATTGGCGTGTAAGCTGGAATTGGTGTGCTGGCACTTGTGGCAACAGCACCAACACCCACTTCAACATAGCAAGGCACTTCGCACCAAACCAAAACGCCTTGAGGGCCAGCATTCCATGCGGTTGTGTTGCCTGCACTTGCACCAGCAGTTGCGGTGTAAGCGGGGAAATCCGCTTTGCTCATTGGGTTAAGTAGTTCCATGATGATCCTTATGCCAAAAATTTGAGCTTATACAGGGTTGTAAGATAAAGCTCAACGATATTATCTATCAATTGTTGCAGTGATGAATCAGATTTATCACACACATCGTAACGTGAGGCTTCAATTTCGGCAAGGGAATCTTGCAAAAATTCAATAACATTGGCTGTCTTTTTGGCCGAATGCAGAGTAATTGGGCCAATCAAACCGTGCCTGCCTTGATAGGCTTCTGCAAACGCATCCGCGTGGTCAATAATGCCGTCATAGAAAGCATTTAAAGCCACATGTTTGCTGTAACTACGGGTGTTCAAATGCACGGAATGGGTGACATCACGGGCTAGGAACAATATTCCTACAAAATCAGCGGCTTTCATTGTGGCATTCCCATCTGTTGTTCTGGTGGTATCTCTGGTGGCATCATTTCCATTGGCATAGATTCTTCACGCATTTCAGGCATCTGGTTCATTGTGTTTTGCGACTCCATGGCCGCAGCGACAACACCCATGGCAATGTCTTGAATCTGTTCTTCAGTCATGCCGGCCTGCACCGCAGCAATACGCTTGGTTTCGGCATCATACAGTTTGATCTGAGCTTCAAACTCTTTGCGCTCCATGTCCTGCACCTCAATAGACTTGCCGACATTCTGGATCATTTGGTGCATCTGCTCCATCTCAGCGCCCATGGCCTGAATCTGTTGCTGGGCCGCCTGCAACGCTGGATCATCCTCGCCATCCGACAAAAACTTGGGATCAATGGTCTTGGCAAAGCGCTTAGACATTTCCTGTGCGCCCGGCCAGTCCATGTTCTTAACGAACAAGTCGCCGGCCACTTGCCACAGTTGGGGATTGCCTTGCAGCAATTGAGCCATGGCTTCCAGTGCCTCTTGACGTTTGGTTGCGTAGCCTGGGCCAGTGGTGGCCACCACATCGTACTTGCCGACGCCTGGATTGTAGATTTTCTCAATCACAATACCCTGCTCATTAACAATCTTGTTGACGGGTTGGGGCTGGTCAGGATTGATCTTGACCATCTTAGTCTCGCCGTCCTCACCAATGATGCGGGCAATACGCTGTGTGTCGTAAATCTTGGGGATCAAGTCCACCAACTGACGGGCCACATGGCGCACGGCGCGGGTTAGGTTGTCACCATAGTGGTAAGTCCCAACATCACCCTCACGCTGACGAGCCAGAATGGCTTTACCAGAGCGTTCATTGGAACCCATGCCCAAACTAGCATTGTATTGACCTGTTGTGGACTTAATGTCCTCAGATGCGCCTGCCTTGGCTTGCAACAGACCGCTAGAGGCCATTGGGGGCTGCGCCCGCTGGGGTAGTGGCAGAACTGCACCTTGGCCGTCTGTAACGTCAGGATTGACTTCCAGATAAGGCCAGTTGTTTGTATTGGCCGTTTTCCATTTGTCTTCGTAGCCCTCGAACTGGCCACCGTAGCCAATGAACGGAGCCTTGGGGGCCAGCGCCAGCATCTCAGCTTCTTGAGACACCCAATAGTTGTACATGCGCTGGGCATCTTTGGCATTACGCACAAGGCCGGAGACATACAAACGGCCATCAACCTCGAATTCGTTGCCAACAACACGGATCACGGGGATCCATTTGCCAGCCCACTCTTTTTGTTCAAGGATTTCGTAGCCGTTGATCTTGCAATACATCACCCGTGGGCGCTCAGACTCACGCGACTTGATGGCTTTGCCGAACATGTCCTTGAGCATCTTGTCTTCAGGCGTGCCTTCAAAGGCCGACTGGTTGCCAGGGTACAAGTTCAGCTTGGTTGTGTCGTATTCGATGTAGTAGTAACCAGCAATACGCACTGTGTCTTCGTTCAACCAGTTGCTGATCGACTGGTCACCCACACCAAGGGACTGGAGCGTGGAGATAGGCGCCGCATCAGGGTACTGGCGCTCATATTCTGCTTTGGTCAGGTCTTCGGTGATAAAGCAATACGTTGCATCCGCACCCGTTGGGTCTTGAATCAAAGGATCCATGTAGACGCTAAAAGAGTTACGCACACGGCCAATTTTGATGTCCTGATCGAATGTGTTCTCATCACAATACTCGGTCATCAGGGTGATGTAACCCTCGCCGTAGGCAACTTGGTTTTCGCAGGCTGTGTCGTACGCTACATCAGCGTCTGACATGTACTCAATGTGGCGAATCATGCCGTTGAAAATGTCTGCCACTTCCACGTCAGCGTCGTCATCGACTGGAATGACCCGTGCGCCTGGGCGGTTCTGTCGCATGTCATTCGTCACTTGACGAACGTGTTGCGGCAGTTTGTTAATTGTGAGTGTTGGGCGGGCGTTGATCGTCTGACCTTGCACTGCACCTCGGGTGGCCAGCACGTCAGCAGGCCACTGCCAATGATTGTCGGGTGATCCGGCATAAAAGCGCAGATCGTCAATCTCATCCTCACGGCTTTCAGCCAAAGCGGAGACGGCCATGTCCAACCGCGAACGGGCGGTTGTCAATATATCTGAAGCACTCTTTTTAGGCTTACCGCCAGCCGCTACGTTAGCCGCTGCAACAATACCAGTAGGATCATTCATTCCAAAACCCCTAAAATATGAGGCTCACGCATGACGACATAATCTTTGCCATCTTGCTTAAATTCTTGCCCTACATCGAAGTATACATGGTCACCAAGTTTGATGTCTAGGCATTTTGGGCCAATAGCAACGGCAACCCCAGTGCCCAGCTTCTCAGTCTGAGGCAGCACAAACAAAGGATGTTTGTCAACATCGCGCTCAATAATGATGCAGTCTTGCAGTGCTTTCATTTAACAATCTTCACAATTATCAAATTCTGGCAAAGTTTTTAAATACAAATACGTTTGACGAATAAAATTAGGTGCGCCGTCTTCAATTGAAACGGGTAATTCGTAAGTTTTTTCAAATTTTGTTAACCCGTCAATAAAACAAACACGGGCGTTAATCTTACTTGCATTCCCTGTGATTTCTACTACGCGAATAGTGGCAGCAATTGCTAAATTGCCCGAGCCTTCATTTATCGAACCAAACGATGTTTGAAGAATTCGATTACCTGTTAGGTTCATAATTTTTTTGAGAGCCATTATTTTTTGCCTTTCGGAGTTGGTGTTGACTTTTTAACAGCGTAAGCAATTGCGACTGCCTGCTTGACTGGTTTGCCGGCGGCTATTTCAGCTTTGACATTTTTGCGAAAGGCTTCGGGTGATTTGGATTTAACAAGTGGCATGTTATTTCTTCTTTGCAGTTTTAGCAGACTCTTTGAACGCCTTGGCAGTCGGCGCGCCCTTGTCGCCAGGGCTGCGCATCTTTTCTTTGGAGCCAGCTGCTATACGCTCACGTTTGGCTGCGATATTACTGTACAAGCCAGGTTTGGTAGCCATATCAACACTTCCATCGTTTAAGAGCTGCTTTAGCGCGTTCGCCATCCTTGGCGTTGGCCGCTACTGCGCCCATTCTTGCACAAAATGAATCCTTGCGCCCCTGATCTGCTTTGGTCTTGGGGTTAGGCGCTGGCGCCTTCAAGTTCGAGCCAGTCGCGGCATTGTACTTAGCGCGGCCTTTCTCGGTCAAGCCAGCACCTTTGCTGACCGGCAGCTTCTCGCCGCGGCCAACGCTGAGAGACACATTCTTTTTGGTAGCCATCTAACTGCCCATCCATGAAGTTGCAACCGCCGTCCTGTCAGTGTACTTGCGGCTTGTTTCCCTCGCAGTATATTCCCTATGAGCCACAGGAAACGCAAAAGTCACACAAATTGCGTCTGCTGCGTCAGGACTGGCCAAACCTCGGGCCTTCATGTCCTTCTTGCTCTCCAAAAATATAGTGCCCCTAGAATCTGGCTTGATCATAGGCGATACCAAATCAGTTTTCAAGAACCTATCTTTGGGGATTGATGCGCTGCGTAGCCAATCCTTCATTTTTCCCCACATTTCAGCCCTTTTGTTGCCATACATGATCGGATTTGCCGATTTATTGCCAAAGTTGACACCTTTGATTTTGTACCTTTGCTCCTTCAAACGGTCAACAATGCCAGCGCCAAGACCACCTTCATCAATCACCACCATGGCAGGCTTAAACTCTTCCATGGCCTCAATAATGTGGCCAACCACCGTCATCGTGTCATCGCCTCGATGTCTGTCAATCCTCACAATGTCGCGTCCTTGCCTGATTGCAATCACCGTAGCATCAGCGCCAAAGCGTGCAGGGTCAACTCCAATGATGATGGGGGCAGTCTGATCCTTGTATTTGGGTCTGCTCATTGCCTCATCCACAATGTCAGCCGGAATAAACTGATCATCGCCTTCCGAGGGAAACATGCCATATACCTCGACATGGGCTTGTGAGCTGTCTGGGCCGTACTCATCAATGATGTTCTGGTATACCGCCTTGTCAGTGCCCTCGACCGTTCTGGCGTCCACCACCTTGTTTGACCAGAAGTCGCGCTTAGAGTTAAAGCACTCATAAAAGTAGCCAGTATTGCGCCGCGGGTTAGAGAAAGCCAGCCAAAGGCGGTTCGGTGTGTTTTCCGTAAAGAAGCCCGCAGTCACAGCCCAGATCGAGTCATCGATGCCTGATGCCTCGTCAAAGATCACCATCACACCATCAAAGTTGTGGACACCAGCGTAAGCATCTGGGTTTTCCGCAGACCAGAGGCGGCCTTCTACTGCCCAATACCTTGTGCCTTTTTTGAGGTCTTTTTCAACCAGTTCAGTCAACCAAGTAGCCGGCGTAATCTTGGTGGCCGCAACCTCAAACCAATGGCTGTTAATACTCATGGCCAACCACTTTGTGATCTCAGCCCAAGTCACCGCACGCAGCTGGGCTTCGCTGTTGGCCGAAATGATCGTTGTCGATCCAATGCGGGTGGAAAGCATCCAGATGGTGAGCCAGCTGACTAAGGCTGATTTGCCAATACCGCGGCCAGAACTCACCGCACTGCGCAGGGTGTTGAAGTCTATCTTGCCTTGGTTGTCTTTGATGTGCTGGGCTATCTCGCGCAGGACTTCGCGTTGCCACTTGCGCGGCCCCTTGAAGTTTTGAAGGGGGGTGTTCTCTTGGCCCCAAGGGAAGGCAAACAGCACAAACGCCTCGGGGTCATCGGCAATCGCCGGTGTCCACAGCGTGGCCATCAACTCCTGTTCGTCTTCGGGCTTGTAGATCGTGGTTTGCATTAGGGCGCTGGCTCTTGTTGTTGCTGCAATAGCGCGTTAACAGGGGGTTGCTGCAACAAAGCGTTAGGCAGTCTGTACTCACCCATGCCAAGCGCACTACCACCAGCTGCCGCACCACCGTAGTACAACTCACGCCAATCAGAAGGAGCCATTACCGGATTAGTTGCCTGCGTATAACCAGCCTTTTTGTGCGCCGTTAGGGCGTCTTGCATTTCAGTCCAAGATTGACGAGGCAACAATCTGTAGTCTGGGTGCGCAAACTCATGCGGCTCTAAGCGCTGGCGGTACACATCCCATTTGCGCCACTGCTCTGGAAACAACTCAATCGTAGGGTTTGGGCCACGCGACTCATCCACATAATCAACCACACGCTTGTAAAACGGGTTGAAATCTTGCAACTGTTTTGGTTCATACGCCAACTTCTCCGGCGTGGCCACACCAGGTATCTCATTCAACTCACCAGACTTGGTGCGGTACATCTTTGATAACGAAGATCCACCAATCACATCAATGGCAGCCTTCTCAACATCCTTAACCGGCTTACCCAAAATTGACTCAGTTGTTGGATCAGTCTTCAACTTGCCGGCCATCCTCTCGCGGAAAGAAGCACCAACAATCGGATCGTCCAACATGCGCTCATACGAATTGCGAATCATGTGCAAATCAACCGCCGAAGTATTGGCCTTCTCCAAATTCAACCAAGGCGTGCCAAGCGAAGCAGTCTTCGGCCCCAAGCCTGGCACTTGATTCATCACCCTCATGGTCACATCGCGCATTGTTTCGCCTGGCGCCATTTGGAACATCTCAGGCTTTTGCAAAATCAACTTGGCCAACATCGCCTGATTGCCCAAATCAGCCGTACCCAAAACACCCATGCCACCTCGACTGGCAGCCTGCACACCCGTCTGAAGCTGCGCAGTCTTAGACAAGCCAGGCTCGCCAACCCTGCCGGCCAGCGCCTGCAACTCATCCATATCCACCAACCTCATGCGCTGCGCCAAAAACTCATTCGGCGTTAACGGCGCATTCGGCGACAACAGCGCAAAATTAAGCCTGTTAAACATGTCCACCTGATCAGGGTTCTGCACCTCATGCGTCCTGATCAATTTCTGCATCAACGCATCATGCGTTTTCTTAGGCAAAGATGCCGGATCAATGTTGTTTGCCTTCATCCAGAACATGTCAGGCACAGTAAACGTACCCTCAAGACCACCAGGTATCTTGACCTCGCGCTTAGATGTCAAATCAGAAACCCCAAGCGACTGCGGCTCTGTCAGCGTCATCTTCACACCATGCTTCTCACCCCAAGCCTTCCACTCAGCTTCCGTACCTTTTGGACCAGGCGTGGTGGCCGGCTCTGCTCTCATGCGGCCCCTCGTTTGCACAGCATCATCAATCACCGACTTAGGCACAACACCAGAAATCTTAAACGCAGGGTTTTGCAACAATGACTTGGCAATATCCTCTTCGCCACCAACAGCCGCCTTCAATTGCGCAAAACTTCTAGGCACTCCCGTTCCCTCTTGTTTGGCCGCAAGCGCCAAAAATGCTTGGTCACGTTCTTGGCCTTTAAGCGCTTGAAATTCTTTTGAATTCACCAAACGCTTTTGCGCATTCGTTAAATTGCTCACATCCTTAATGCTTGCACCAACCGGCATACCCTTGGTCAACGGCGCTAACGCTGGAGCCATTTGCGCAGCAATACTTAACGCATACGCAGGGTTGGCCACATTTTGAATGCCCTGATAGTCTGGGTGCAACACACTAAACCCCAACTCATCAGGCCGTGTCCCCAAGAAAGCCTGCGCCGCCGCATACGTCCTCGGATCAGGCATCGTGTTAACGTCCCTCCCCTGCGCCAGTTGCCTGGCTGCAGCACCTTGGCGCTGAATGTTAGGGTTACCAAAAAACGGCTGGTTAAGCGCGTTTTGGTTCGCTTGGGCTAGGGCGTTGTATATGGGCATGGAACAGATAATAAATCATTTTTTTAAAAAATAAAAATAAAAAATGTTCGCGGGGTATACGTAGGCTTGGCCCTTTCGCGCCGGCCCTATGGGGGGGCCATTGGCCATCCGGCCATTGTTAGTGGGTACTCACTGACCCCATTGTTAGTGGGTACTTACTTACTTAGGCGCAAAATCAGAAATGAATACCAAATGTTACACCTACTTTATACAATGACCATTATGTTAAGTTGACGCCCAGTTATGCACAGCTTATACATGACGTATTGCCATCGTATTGAGTTATGCACAGGCCGGCATGAACAACTGGCAAAACACCCTGTGGATAACTTGTCGGATCGGCTATGTTAGTGAGCGCTTACCAACCTTTAAGTTAGTGAGCGCTGACTAACTTTTTCTTTGAAAAAAGAGGTTGCGCGTGCGCGTAGTTCAAAAGAATTTATTCTTTTGTTGCATAACCTTGCCCATCACGCTTCTTTAACTTCCGCATCAACGACATTGCTATCGTCATTCAACACGCGCTGCTTTGCCTCTTTAAGTGCATCCATCACGCTGATCCTGTTATCTGTCACCGCAACATCAATGCGATCACCGTAGACTTTGGGTTTGAGTTTAGAAGCCACCCATTTACGAGCATCGACTTGCATACGCTTCTGTTGCACCCAAGCGCTTGCTAAAGGGCCTTCTAAGCCATCTGGCATCTGTTCGTCAGCCAACTCTAGGATCTCTTCAGCCAAACGATCTGCGCGACTCTCAATGGCCTTCTCGTACATTATGCGGAACTCAGGGTTGTTTTTAACCATGAGCATGACGGCATGGTATGAAGGCATACCTTCAGCTTTGATTGCTGTGCTTAAACTTTTGCCAAGCGACATTTGCTCACAGATTGTTTGCCAACATGGGTTATCAATGCCAAAGACTGTTGGCCTACCCACGCTTCGTTTCTGCACTGTCATTTCTGACGCCAAGTTTTCAGTCACTTGTAAACTCCTTAAAAAAGAAGGTACTCACGCCAACTGGCGCTTTCCCTGAAGGTGCGGCAATGGCAACTGCGCACACCGTCATGTTATCACCTCAATCTCAACCCTGTAAACCTTTGGGCCACCAGAGCGCTGACAATATTGCCAC